CACCCGTAGTCGAGGCCCCCGTATCGCAACCACGACTCCGGTATTTCGCAGGTTCCGGGGACCACATGTTTTTGGTGGTTGAACTCCCCGAACATCTGGTTCGGGAACACATCCCAGGAGCCGTCTCGCATCGCTTTCCGCAGCTCAGGGTCGCCGATACCGTTCAGGGTGCGTTCGTACTCGGCACCGAGCTGCGGGGTGTCGGAGGCGTGGGCCTGGATGAAGCGCACCGTGCGCCCGGCGTCGTCGACGACGGTGTGGGCTCCGTGGTCGGTGGCGTCGACGAACGTTTTCCGCACCTGAGCGTGCCCGACACCGCCAGGGTTGGTGGCGGAGCGGATACCGAGGCAGGGGACGCCGGGGACACCGGAACGCACCCTGGTGTAGATGAACTCGACCACTTTCGGGGGGATGGTGGTGCGTTCGTCGATGAGCAGCAGGTTGATTTCCGCCGACTGCAGCGCGGTGGCTTCCTGTTCGTTCTTGGCGTGGGAGAAGGTGAGGATGCTGCTGCCGGGGAACCGTAGTTCGTGGGTGGACCCGTTCCACCGGCACCCCAACGCCCGTCCGTAGTTGTAGCGCATCAACATTCGCAGCACCGACTGTTCGAGCTCGGGGAAGGAGCGGCGGAACCAGAACGCTTGCAGCCCGGGGTAGCGAACACAGGACCGCATGGTGTACATGAACAGGCTTGTGGATTTGGAGCCTCCGGCGGCGCCGCCGTACAGCACGTCGTCGTTGGTGTCGGGCAGGGTCAGGAAGGTGGTTTGCGGTCCGGGGTTGGGGGTGAAGCCGAGGAGGGTGAACACGTCGACGTTGCGGGCTGCAGCGGCTACGAGGCGAAGCTTTTCAGCTTGGCGGTCCTTCAATCTGCGGAGTTTCGTCTGTTGCAGTGAGGCCAGCGATCTCGGCGTCGAGGACGGCGAGCTGGGCGTCGATAGCGTCAATCGTCAACACCTCCATCCGCACAGGACTGTCGAGGCCCAAGAGTCGGCTGCGTCGTTCGGAGATTTTCAGCAACCGGTCGATAGCCTGCAAGACAGGCCCGTCGTCCTCCAGCGGTGGCGCCCCGTCTTCGAGGCGGATGAGGCGGCCTTGGGACACCAGGTAGTGGCGGGCTTCGAGCACTCGCCAAGCGGCGCGGGCGAGGGCGTCGAGCTTCATCAGTTCGATGCGCCGTAATTCTTCGCCGGGTTCGGTGATGGTCCGAGCCAGGGCGCGTTCGACGGCGAACCGGGCACCGGTGGCAGAGGTGAAGCCGGTGGTGTCGGCGATCTGTTGGTATGTGTGGTCGCGGGCGCGGAGGCGGGCGCATTCGGCGTCGCGTTCGGCGGTGTCGATGGTGCGGATGAATCTGCCGTGTCCGTCGTGGCCGGTGGTGTCGTTGTCGGGGTTTTTCACAGCTTGCCCCTCGGCACGAAACGCCCGGTGGTGGGGTCGCGGTGGGTGTGCCGGCTGGTTGGTGCAGGCCGAGTGTCGGCGTCAAGGGCCGCTGACTTCGGCACGTCTAGGGCGTCCGCGCCGTGCATTCCCGAGGCCCTCACCTCGTACATGGCCTTCGCGAGGTCCACAGTGGGCGGCAGGGGGGTGTGGTGCTTGCCGTGTTTGGGGGTGCCGCGGTAAATCCACCAGGCGGTCCACACCAGGGACACCCAAGCAGTAGTGAACACAAGGGCAGTGGTCACAGTGCCTCCGAGGTCAGGCGGAACCGCCGAGCGAGCAACATGTCTATGAACTCGCTGACGGTGTCGGCGCGGGCCACGGCCAACTGCTCCATGACCGGTGCCCCGTCGATGACAGCTTGGTCGGCGGCGGCCAGGTAGTAGTCGCGGCGAGTACGTGCCTGCTCGATCTTGTGGTCGATGGTGGCCAACAGGAACTCGCGGGACTGCACACCGGCCACAACCTGAATGCTCATGTCAGTCACCGCGGTGCAGGGTGCCGGGTAGGCCGCAGTCGGTGCACACGCTGAACACGCCGAGCGGGCTCAACCCGTCCGTGCTCATGATCAACAGGTCGGTCTCGATCCGGGCTGGCTTGACAGTCGGGGCACCAGAGGCCGTGCCGGGTCTCACCGCAGGGCTGGGCGTACATCGTGATGGTGTCAGGAAGGGTGGGCATCAGGATCCCCAGGAATCGCCAGCGGGCTCGTCCAAGTGCAGTGCGTGGTACACGGTGGACAGGTCACGATGGTCACCACAAAGGGGTGCGTCGCGGTAACCGCCGCTACCCGCGCCGCTCTTGGTGGGTGAATCGCAGATGGCGCAGCCCTGCCAATTGCCGTACATCACGTCGAGTCGGACGAGAGAGCGCTCGTAGGCGGCGTAGCACGCGCGGGCTTCCCGCTCGGTGGTGTGCGGGTCGTGCTGCGGGCAGAATCCGATGGGGCCACCACCGCGCTTGCCGAGAGAGGCGTAATGCCAGCCGCCAGGACGTGCGTCGGTGGGGTCGCGGTGGACCGCAGTCAGGTGTCTCATCAGTCCTCCAGGTGCACGAGCAGGGTTGAACGCTGTCACACGGAGCAGGTAGCGGGGTCTGCGTGGCTGTAGACCAAGTGCAGCGCGTAGGCAGTGGGTGAGTGTGCTGGGCAGGTCGCGGCGTCGCAGCGCGTCCGCTTCCAGTGCGGTGAACGTGAGGCCGGTCAGGGCAGCCCAGGCGAGCCAACGCCCAGCGGGTGTCACGCTGGCACCCATGCGCCGTCACACCAGAATCCGTGAGTGCCGCAGCGGTGACACAGGATCGACGGGCTGATCGTCAGCGGCTCAACCTGTTCCAGCGTCCAGCCACTACCTCCGAGTGCGAGGTGCGCGGACGTGCGGGCTTCAACCTCGGAGATTTCGCCTGTGTCGTCGTTCACGTCCCACTCGAAGCAATCGTGTTCCCAAAGGAATAGGCGCGGGTCGGGCATTAGCGCCACATTCGGGATCATGGTCGGTCCTCACAACCGCACGTAGCAGTGTGCAGATTGCCGTGCTTGCCGTCCGGTCCTGTGGGGCGGTGCTCAGCGAGCACGAGGATGAGACGCCCGATCTCGTCGCTGGTGCGCTTGTCCGGGGCGTGACCTTGCTGCGCGCAAAGGTACTCAGTGAGCATCTTCGGGCACCACTGGTGCGCGAACGGAACCACTTCTGCCATATCAGTCCCCCAGGTACATGTTCGGGTCGCCATCGGGGCGAGCCAACGCCCGGCGGGTGTCATCGGTTCGCCTGCGAGGCACCGATGGCGATACCAAGCAAGATGGCGACCAGCCACACACCTGCAACGATCAACCATGCGATCATCCGCTGCCCCTTCAGAGAGGGTTTCGTAGGTACACGCAATGCGACACACCCTTGATCAGGTCCAGCACTGCGGCGGCGTCACGATCTTCACGGTTGCGGCACTCAGCTCGCCACGGCTGATGTGCGGCGGCGTCAACGGCTTGCTCCACAGTGGGTAGGTGCACCAGGGTCCAGCCCTGCGCCTCCAACTCGGCCAGCAGGTGGGCGGCGTAGGTGTCGTCCCGGCGCAACAGCAGCGCAACGGCGAGGGCTTCGACAGCATCGGGCATGGTCGGCGACCTTGGTCGAGAAGGTCCCGCCCCGACCGGCTGGTCGGTAGTGGTCAGCGGGGTCGCACGGGCGCCAGGAATCGAACCCGACTCAACCGGCTTTGGAGGCCAGTCGCATCCCAGATGCGCCCATATGCCCCGCCAGGCCCGGAGGACGACGGGGAGTTAGGTGCCCCCACAGTTGGGTTGACCGTCCGCAAGTGGAGTGGAGACGTGCCGCAACAGCGGGGGCGGTCCCCGGACAGTGGCGGGGACGTTAGGAACGGCTAGCTGGAGAGTCACTGCTGCCGTAGGCCCACCATACATCAGAAATTACATCAGTGTGGTTTCACGCCACGCCGGGTATGTTGCAGCCGAGCACGGCCGCGAGGTGCTGGAAGTACTGGGGTGCCCAATCATGCCGGCAGGCGAGGCACACACACCCTGTGGTGGTCAACGACAGGGCAGCTTGCCGAACGGTGTCACCCCCGGAATCCTTGCGGTAAACGGTACGAACACCACACGCGGGGCAAGGCGAAACGAGCTCCATCTTGCGTTGCTCTTCGCCGTCGATCAGCGAGCTCGCAGTTCGTACCCAGCGCCGAATGCTGTCGGCATGATCTTGGATCAGGGGGACGTCCTGCGGCCGCCATTTGAGGGTGGTGAGCAAGTCAAGCTGTTCAGCGACCGTGAACTCGCCGGGCAAATCGTACATACGCACCCAGTCAGCGATGGTGGCGTGCACTTCGTTGAGCCAGATCAAACCGTCCACCCACAACGGGGGCATCGACCGGGCTGTACTCCCCAACTGTGTGCCTTGCCCACCCGGCAGGGCTGCGACCATTTCTGTGTACACACTGTCCCGGTACACAGCCCGGATGTTGGTGCCACCGTTGGGGGTGTCCACGGTGATCGTGCCATGCCGAACCCCGATCAGGTCTTGCACAGCGTCGTCGAGTTGTTCCCGCACCCCGGACAAACGTTCGCGGGTGTCGGTGGTGGTGCGCTCAGGAGTGGTCATTGCCGTCTCCTCGCTCGCCTGGCCGCCCGGCGCTGAACCCGGAGTTGGTCGGAGTGCATGCGGCGGCGAGCGGCCAGGGCGCAACGAGACTGCGCCTGCGCCTGCGGGTGCGGAAGGCCCAAAAACGTGCGCCTAATTGACTCCCACACCCGACTTACATCCGCGTACACGACACGGAACGCGGCGGTGATCAGCTCCGCCGCTTCGCGTAGATCTTCCGGATCGACGTGGCTGAGTCGGCGGGGAGGGAGCACCATCTCAGACGCCCAATTCCCGAACCTGAGGCCAGTCGCCATAGCCGGACCCTCGACGTCGGAGCCAGGACAACCAGACCTGCTCAAACCGTGCCACATGCAACCGCAGCGGCAACGGGGTTGGTTCAGGTTCCAGTCGTAGCCGCTGGCCTCCTGTCGTAGCTGCTCATCGACCAAGGCGTCGATGTCGTCAATGACACGCTGCGCGCTGCTCACTTATCCCCCGGTGCTTCGAGCGCATCCAGCCGTGCCCGCAACTCGGCCACGTCCGTGTCAAGCGCCAAGATTTGGATGGCGAGCGCCAGGTTGACCGACGTTTGGTTGCCGGCTTCGAGCATCCGCTGCGCGGTGGCCCGGTAGTCGTCCGCTGCCTTACTCACACTGCGCCTCCAGGGAAGTCGCGGGCCAGCACGTACGTCTCACACGGCCAATCATCCGCGCCGTACTCACTGTCGTAGCAACAGGAACAGCCAGGACTAGAGCCGAACTCTTCAAACGTCGGCGCGTGCAATTCCAAGACAGCGCGGCGTAGGCCAGTGGCGTCCGCGAGTGCCTTGTAGTGCGCAAACTCGGCCTTATAGCGCTCGGCCGCCCGCTCAGCGTCCCGCACGCGGCGGCGCTCGGCGATCTCGGCCGCCTTCTGCTCGGGCGTGAGGGCGTACCACCGTGCGTACTCTTCCGGCGCGTACCGGCTCCACCCGTATTTCAGGCCAGCCATGGTGTTCTCGTACGGACTGAACGATGGTTCCGCGTCACTCATCAGGCGAGTCCTCCAACAGCGGCACGATCGCTTGCCAAATCTGATTGAGCGCCGTAGATATCGTTTCAGCCTGACTGTCTTCTAGGCGTACCCGCCGCCGTCTCTCACCCTCACGTAGCGCAAGCCACGCCTCGCCAGGTGCAGGTGTCAGATTGAGATTAAGCGTCACGTCATCCTCGATGCTGTCTACCCTGATCACACTCATGCTGCGTCCACTTCCTGAATGCTGAGCTCTATGCGGGGGTCGGCGCGGTCCACAACCACCGAGCATCCGGAACGGCGCACATACGCCCAAGAATCATCAGGGATCACCCCGGCTTTCACCAACGCGTCCAAACAGGCCTTCAAGCACGGGCCAGACTGTCCGAGTCGCGCCGTTGGGCGTCGGGGGCGTACCAGGTCAGGTGCACGTCCACAGGTGTAGTCACTGCGACGTCACCCCGCCGCCGCAGCACGTTGCAGACGCTCAACTCGGTTGTCCACTTCGTGTCGCGGACTTTGGTCCAGTGCGCCCGCCTCTGCTCGTTGCTTGTCATCAACGGCCGGGTGAGATCAAGAATGATCGTGTGCGTGCTCACCGTCGCCTCACTCCCTCACATAGACGCCGGTAGGCATCCCCGACGTGGCCGCTGCCATTTGAGCGGCAATGAGGCTGGCCTCGGTGTGCCCGTACTCGCCGGACACAACAACACGGTGGTGGGCGTGCTGGGAACCGTGGCGCCGTGCCGCAGTGATGCCGTATTGCAGTTCATCGTGCGAGGACACGGTGACGTCGAAGCTGTGCGTGCTCACGCTGGTCCCCAGTCGGATCCGCTGACTTCCCTGCTCGCCGGGTAGGCCGAAGCATCGTTTCGATACCACGTGTAAAACTGGTGCATCGCGTGCGTCCGGTCCTTGCATATCTCGATCCCGCGTTCGGATATCACAGACCACTCGGTCCACTCGCCTAACTCGCTCATGCTGGTGCCCCCTGCCGGTAGTAGTTTTTGAGGCAGGGGTGGCAGTACCCGTGGGCGCTGTGTCGCACCCAACCCGCCGGTAACGGCTTGTGAGACTTCCCCGGCAACAACGGGCGTTCGCAGCGTAGGCAGGGCCGTCCTGGCACCATCAGGGGCCGGGAACCGCCGATCAGGGTGCCCGCCCAAATCCCCTCAGCCCGCGGGGTTTGGGTGGCGGCGGCTGCACAAGCCGACCTTGCGGGGCAGGTGGAACAAACCTCCGCGGCTTTGCGGTGCCGGCGTCTGCGCGCTGACGGGGACTCGAACTCGCCGTCCAGGCTGTCATCCCATAGGTAGGCCAGGGGGCCGCGGCAATGCACCTGCAACTCCCACGACTCCTCACGGCCTAGTTCGGGGGTACGGAGCGTGGTGTGAACAGCCCTTGCGGTGTCAGTCCTCATCGCGAAATCACCTCGGTCAACGGGCCGTAGGCGTTGAGGAGATTCGCCCACGAGCGCGACGGACCCGCATGGGGGTGGCTCCACTTACCGTTAGCCCTGCCCCACTCATCGCCGCCAATGTCGGTCACCCGATTGACGCCTTCCGGCTCGTCGGCCCCCTTGTGCCAGGTCCGATCCGACTTGGACCGCCCCCATGCGGCATCAGCCACGGGGATAGCGGCGCGGAGACGGTAGACCTCGGCGTTGGCCTTGTGCAAGTCAGTTTGGGTTTCGGCCATCTCGGCTTGCAGGTTGCGGATCGTGGCCCACGCTTTCTGGTGCATAAACTGCTCTTGCCGCCAAGCAGCTTCGACCTCTTCCATCTCTGCCAACGCTTCGTCCCGCTCGGCCCGTAGGGACTCCACCGTTTCGGAGGGGGCCAGGGTGTCGGCATGATCGAATAGCGCTTTGACCACAAAACCTCCAGCACCAGTGTTGAACCCCGCACCTATCAGCCAGTCCGCTGCCCACCGTGCGGCGCGGGCCTGCTCCACAGGGGACAAGTCGTCACTCATGCGCACCGTCCGGGCGAGGGTCAACGAGAATGGCCCTGCTGGCTGTGCTCCCAGCGAGGCACAGGAACATCCCCAGCTCGCGACTGCACCACTCGCCGCTCTCCTGTACCACCGGCAACAGACCCCGCGTGCCCGGCTCGGGGTGCTCACCCACCGGGGTCAGGGTGGGGGTGCCGTGAGCGGCGAGGACAGCGGCGGCCACGCGCTCCCAATAATCCTTCGCCTCCAGGCTCAGCCATGGCCATGTTTCCGGTCCGCCATTGCTGCTATCTGCCTCCCACAGCGTCTGTCCCGGTGTTGTGCCGTCCTGCTCAGCCCAGCGGATGGTGACACCGCCCGAATGGGGGTAGTGCGTGTGATGATCGCCCACACATAGTGCGGTTTGCCACGATTCGTCGTCCGCCAGCAGTGCCCCGGTGCAGGACTCCCCGCCCCGCTCCACCACAATGCCCGGATACCAACCCGGCACGGTGGGCAGTTGCTGGCGTTCCAGGTGGTCGGCCTCGCAGCGCAAGGCAGCCGCCTCTACAGGCATACAGTGGGCGTCCAGCCACGTCGCGTGGGTGCGCAGAGACTCGGGGGTTACCTCGGTGCTCATTCGTCGTCCTCATCAGGTAGCGGCGGGATGCAGTCCGGGCAGACGTGGTTGCCGCCCTCGACGCACCAATCGAATTCCTCGGCGGACTCCTCCGCGTCACCCCCGGTGACCCACGCCGAGTAGTCGGAATCAATCTGCGCGTTCGTACCGCAGACGTCGCAGGTCACCCAGTAGTACGGCGCTGACCGGATCACAAGACACCCCCCGTGTGGTCGCGGCACCAACGTGCCCATGCTGTGGCGGTGTCCGCCTCCGTGCACGAATCCGCCGGCAACCGCGGCCCCCACACCGTTTCCGTGATCTGCGTCGGATTCGGGATGAGGGTGGACAGGCGTAGGGCCAGCTCGTTGGCGATCATGTCGCCACCAACTGTCGCTCGTTCGCCATGATCAGCCGGCCGACGTACTCGGCGACGTCAGGGACGACCGCGTTTCCGAGGGCTCTAATTCGGTCCACTGATCCGGGAATCCCATTAGCCACTCGAGCCACCGTGGGTTCGGTCGTCCGCCGATCTGATCGTTTAGCCGGACAGACCCGCCGTTTGCCGACCGGCGCGCGAGTCTCGCAGCGCCCTCCGGTGCTATCGAGATCGCTCCCTTCTCCGCATCCGACGCGCACGGAGTGAGCCAGTATGAACACTCGCTCCCGTGTGTGTGGGGCACCCACTGCGCAAGCTGAGATCGTTCCCACCCGAACGCGGTATCCGAGTGCTGCCAGTTCAGCGACAACAATCTCGACTCCGCGGCTGAGCAGACCGGGCACGTTCTCGCCGATGACCCACTCAGGGTCGATCGCTGCGACAACTTCCGCCATGGCAGGCCAGAGCCACCGGGCATCCTCTTGCGCCAGCCCTCGACCCGCCTCGCTGACCGGCTGACAAGGGAATCCACCACAAACAACATCGACTCGAGGTCTTGGCTCACTGGCCCACCAATCTGTGGCTGTTCGGACGTCGCCATGCCGTGGGACGTGCGGCCAGTGCTTGGCTAGGACGCGGCGACAGTAGGGGTCGATCTCCACCTGGCCCACAGCGGTCATGCCCGCCCGTTCGAGGCCCAGGTCGATACCGCCGATGCCGGCGAACAGTGACAGGACGTTCATCGTGCACCGGTCAGTGTTGCGGCGTCCGCCAACCCCAAACGAGCGAAACGCAAAGCGCGGGTGAAAGGGATGCGGGTGCCGTCCAAACCCCGGCGCATCCGCCACGCCAAGATGTAGGCGGTCATCACTGCACCAGCCAGTGCCAGGCGGAGACCACGATCAGCGCGGGCACTATCAGCGCCAGGAAGCCGAGGAGTAGGAACGCCACGGCGTCGGGGATCGGGTTATCCTCGGGGGTGTTCTCGTCGGCCCATGCCTGCCAGTTCGGCGGCAGAGCGGGGTGGGCCTCAGCGGTCAGCACACGGTTCAGTTCCGCTTGGTCCCGGGAAGTCCACCGATCGTCCTCCGTGGCGCCCGACCCCACAGGGTGCCGTCGCATTGCGGCGTCCACATCGATGCCCCAAGAGGTGCGCGAGGCGGCTTCCAACTCGTCGCGGGTACTCATGCGGCCCACCTGACGATTCGAAAGCTGTCCCCGTAGCCGACATGCTCACCGGAGGCGTGTGCCATCCGAGTGCATCTGACAGGACTGGGTTGCTCATTGCTGGGGCCGTACAGCGGACCGCCGGCCATGCATGGCTTGGTGCGCTTGAAGTACGTGGGGTCCGCCGGGCACTGACCGCCGCGGGCAGCACAGGTGGTGTCGTGAATGTGCATCACGCCGACACCCCCAGCGCGTGCTTGTTGAACTGATCCACCACAGCGGGGTCGACACCCGTCAACCGCAGCAAGGCGGGGTCCACCCCAACCTCCACCACCGTGCCGTCGACGAGAGGTTCCCCGGTGACGTACTCGATCATGTAGGGCAGGTGCGTCGCGCACACCAGTTCGTACTGGTCGTTGGTCCAGTCGTTGGCGTCGCCGGGCAGGATGCTCACCTGGTACTCGAAGTAGGCCATCGGTGGCTCGGTGCAGCCAAGGTTGCTGCACTGGCTGTGCTGCTCCCAGGACTCGCGGTCCAGGTACCAGCGGGTGTCCGGGGTGTTGAGCAGGCGGGGCCAGTCCAAAGCGATGAGGGTGCTCATCACGCCACCGCCTTCGCCGGGTCGATCAGGTCTGCGTACAGCGCCACAGCGTCGTCCCAGGACTCCGCGATCAGCCCCGCGCACTTCTCCTGATAGATCGGTTTGACCTTCGCGTACACCGCGTCATAGGTGGTGACCCACGGGTCACCGGCAACGGCAACGGCAGCGGCAGCAGCGGCAGCAGCGGCGGCGGCAACGGCAACGGCGGCAGCGGCGGCGGCGGCAGCGGCATCGGCACCGGCAACGGCACCGGCACCGGCAGCGGCAGCAGCGGCAGCAGCGGCGGCGGCAGCGGCATCGGCAACGGCATCGGCAACGGCGGCATCGGCAGCGGCAGCGGCAACGGCATCGGGCTTGTTCTTCAGCGCCTCCCGTACCGCCGCCCGGATCGTCTCGTAGCGGGTCCGCCGCAGCTCGTACATCTCGTCGGCCACGGTCCGCAACCGCTTGGCGTGCGGGAGGTACGTGTCGGCATCTGTGATTCGGGGCAGCGTCCGCAGCGTTGCGGCCTGCTCGCGGCGGTCGAGCAGGTCGAGGTACTTCGGCAGCAGAAACCTGACGGAACGGTCCACGGCCAGCCAACGGCGCGCATCGTCTTGGCCGTCCCCGGCGGTACCCACCACGAGCGGAATGAACCGTTTCAGGTCTTGGCGTTGAGTGTCGGTGGCCCGGTCGTTGAGGCGGATACCGACGTTGGCGAGCAGTGTGGACACGCACCGTGGGTGGTCGGTGTGCTTCTCCCCGGCGAACAGGGCCACAGCCTCAAGTAAACACACGCCCGAGTCTGGGTCGCGGTGTGAACCTGATTCCAGGTGTAAGGCGTCCAAGTCCAGCGTCGAGGTGCTCATCACGCCACCAGGGCCAGGTCGTCGGCGGGGACGATGAAACGTTGACCGTCCACGGTGATCACGCTGACCGTCAGGTTCCCGCCGAGGGTCATCATGCCGTCGAGGCGGGTCACCATCGATTCGTAGAAGGTGACCTCGGTGTCGACGGGGAGGTCGGGGGTGAGGTTGGGGTGGCTCGGCTGGTGGATGAGGCGGGGAGCTCGGGTGGTCATCGGAGATTCCTCTCGGTCGGTGGGGGGGTGGTTCAGCGGAGGCAACCGCTAACCCGAACTGTAGACACCTGCGGCCTATCACGCAAGACACGACACACCTGTGCTTGTGCAAACGGCCATGAGGTGCACCACGATCACTCCTGGTGTTCGCCGGTCAGTAGTGCCACCAGGTCGTCGACGGTCATGTGCACCCACTGCTCGCCGGGGCTGCCGACACCGTGACGCTTCGACACCACCACGCCGACCAGCGCGTCGTCGTTTCCCGCTTCGACGTGCGCCTCGGTGACCCAGCCTGCGAGGTTCACTCGAGCACAGTCCTTCAACTCGAGCACGATGCGTTGGCCGTGTGCTCGGAGTCCGGCGATGTCACCGCGGTCCTTAGCGCCGGTTTTGACTCTGCGGTCGATGCGGTCGTCCTCGAGTACCTGGGCGAGGTGGTCGGCGATCTGTCGTTCGAAGCGTGCGCCGGCGGCTTTGGCTGAGGAACGGGTGCGGGGCATGAGGTCTCCTGTGAGCGTCAGAATGGGGGTTCGGCGGGTAGTTGCACCATCGCGGCTGCTGGTCCGGTTTGGAGTCGTCCTGCGCCGACGTTGGTTCCGCAGACGTGGGTGGCGAGGACATCGATTCCGGGGGTTCCTGGTGGGCGGCCGGCGATCTGCCATTGGCTGCGCCACTCGAGTTCGTAGCGGCCGTTGCTGCGGTTCCAGGTCAGTTCGTAAGTGGTGCGTCCGGCGATGAGGGCGGCGAGTTCTCCGACGGCGTTGAGGGGTCGCACGTCGGCTCGTACTTCGAGTGCTGCGATGTCTCCGTCGAGCCCGGAGAACACCGGTTCGTTGCATGTCTTGCATCCGATGACTCGGGCTCGGCGTTGGCCGAGTTCCTGCCCGGTCTTGGCTTCGATGGCCTCAGCGAGGTATCGCGGTAAGGGCTTCGGCTTCATCGCCCGATGTCCTCGGGTGCCACATTTTTCGTGTATTCCTCTTCTTGTGTGTGCGCGTAAGGCTTATAGATTAGGAAATGTGGCACCATGTGGCACCCGGTATGTCTGACCTGCGGTTTTGCGGGTGCCAGGGTGACGCATAATCTGGCACCCAGTAGGGGCGTGAGCTTCGAACTAGGCCAACAAGAGACCGGGTGCCACATTTTGGGTGCCGGATTTTTCATCGTTCTTCGTCCTCGCGGATGAGGCTGAGGTTGCCGTAGAACCGTTCGCCGTGGGAGCGGATGCCCACTAGAACGTCGTGGTCTCGCTTGAGTGCAGCGGAAAGACTTTTGGCGTTGACGGCTGTTTCGCCTGCGGTGTGGCACCAGTGTTCGTAGGCTTCCCGGACTTGGTTGACCTTTTGTTTGATCATCTGTCCGCCTCCGATTCGGCAGGCTTCGTCCACGAAGCGGGCGATGGTGTCTTCGGATTTGGCGTACTCGGCGGTGGCTACTTTCACTGCGTCCGGGTCTTGTAATCCGTCGCGGAGGTAGCGGACGGCTCCGGCGATGATCCAGGCGAGGACCGCGGGTCCGTGGGTGCTGGACAGGATGCCTTGTAGGTTGTCCACCCGGTCGGATTCGGCGACGGTGTGGTTGAACGGGATGAGGCGCAAGCGGCGCCAGAAGGAGTACCCGCCGGCGCGGACAGCGGGTTTGTGGTTGCCCATCAGCCACAGTTTGTGTGTGGGGGCGAATGTCACGTAGTCCTGGCGCATGAAGTGGGCGGTGAGGGTGTCACCGCCGGTGAGTTGTTTGACTTTGGCTTCATCGAATCGGGCGTCTTGGTCGATTTCGGAGCACAGGACCATGCGGGTTCCGACGAGGCGGGCGATTTCGGTGTCGTGCCCGTCGTAGATCTTGGCCATGAGGAAGGCGTTGGGTGCGGTGGTGGCGTAGTCGCCGAGCACTTTGAGCGCGGCCTCGAGGGTGGCGCCTTTTCCGTTTTGTCCTTCACCGGCGGCGAAGGGGAGTACGTGGTCGCGGATTTCGCCGGTGGCGCTGTACCCGAGGAGGCGTTGCATGTAGTCGATCATTTCGGGGGAGCTGGCGAAGGTTTGGTCGAGGAACCGCAGCCAAACGCTTTGGTCGGCGGCGGCGTCTGGTGTGCAGGTGGTGAGTCGGGTGTGTAGTGATGCGGGGTCGGGTGGTTGGAGTTGCCCGGTGCGGAGGTTGACGATGCCGCCGGGGGTGTTGAGCTCGAGGGGGCGTGCGTCGAGTTGGGCGAGGCGCACCACGATGGCGGGTTTGGTTTGTGCTTGCCGGGCGATGCCGGTGACTCCCGCGGCGGAGAGGGCGCGGTGTTTGTGCGATTTCCAGGCGCTGTCTTCGGGGAGTAGGGCGGCGATGGTGAGGATTTTTTCGCGGACTACTTCGGCGGTGTCCCATTCCCAGCGTGAGCCGTCCCAGTGTAGCCACCGGCCGCGTTCGGGGCAGTAGCGGATGGTGTCGCCTTCGAGGTGTACGAGGGCGAGGGCGGTGCCGTTTTCTGAGGCTCCGTAGTACGTGGCGATGGCGCTGATGGTGTTGGTGGTGCTGTCGATGACGGTCAGTGGTGGCCGCTCGTTGGGTTCGCGTTGCGGGATGGTCGGACCGTCGGTGCCGGTGGGGTGATGCTCGTCGCCGGCCGGGGCCACACGAAGGTGGCGCGATGGTGGTGGTCCGACGGTGGGTTGGGTGCGGGCGAGGCGCTCCCGTGTCTGGATGGGATCGGCGGCGTTGGCTTGGGCGACCGCCCAGGACAGGATGCCGTGGAACTCGTCGCCAGCCTCAGCAGGTTTGCGGGCGTGCCCTTGCCGTCCTACCGGCTCACTGGTGGTTGCGGTAATGAAGTCGGTGCGTAGGGCTGTGATGGTGGCACCGGCGGCCAGGTGGCCGGTGGCGGCTTCTTTGAGCGCACCGGTAAGGACGGACAGCATCCGGTCGTGGCGTGATTCGCCTGCCTTGGCGCGTTCGGCGAACAGGCGTTGCCAGCCTTCGAGGAGTTCGGGTCTACTCGAGGTGGTGTGTTGGGTGATGAACGCGGCGACGGCTGTGTCGGTGGCGCAGTCGGTGGCGTTGGTGCTGTCGTGCAGCAGCGCGGCCAGCGACTCGGGTAGCGGTGGCACGGGTCCGGTGCGGCCCCAGGTGTAGAGGCCACCGTTAGCGGCGTCGGCGTGCAGGGAGGGGGTGACGATGATGACACCGTTGAGTCCGCGGATTTCGCCCCAGGTGCCGCCGAGTTGGCCGGTGCCGTTGCCGAGGATCCGCCCGGCGGGTTGGGTGTAGATGTAGTGGGCGCGGCGGGTGTCTCCGGTGCGGGTGGTTTGCGCTGGGGGTGGTGACACCTGCAGCGCCTCGAGGATGACGGCGGGGAGGTTGTTAGGGGTGTCGACGTCGAGTACGACGGCACCGGAGCGTCCGACGTGTAGGGCGATGCCGTGGTCTGTGCCGACGAACCAGGCGGCGATGGTTTTGGGGTCGCGGCTGCTTTTGGTGTGCCAGTTGTTGCCGACAATGGATCCGGGCTTCTTGGAGCCGCGTTCGACGGGTAGTAGGTACCAGCCTGCGCTTGCGTAGGCGAGCGCTGCGGTAAGGGTGTCGTCTTCGGGTGCAATGTCGGGAACGGTAAGGGTCATACGGCATTCCCGAAGTCCAGGACGCCTTGCGAGAGCCGTAAAGTGGCTGCCTCGCACTGGGATTCGCGCTTCTCGTAGCCGATGGCCTTGCGTCCTGTGTTGCGGGCGGCCACGAGTGTCGAGGATGAGCCCGCGAACGGGTCCAGCACTGTTCCACCTAGTGGGCACCCATAGGCGATGAGGGGTTCGAGGATGCCGACCGGCTTCTCGGTCTCGTTGATCGCGTTGCCGTGCATGTTCCGCGCCTTCAAGACGCTACGGACGATCCGAGTGCCTTCGTCGATCCATCCAACCGCGCCCTGCTTGCCGTAGTGGACAGTTGGCCCGCGATTGATAGTCCGACCCTTCAACGGAGAGCCGGACGGCTCTAGAGGCGCTACGTGCTGGACCTCGCCCCACGGACCGCGGTACCAGTGCAGGACGTGCTCATGGACTCGCTTGAAGCGGTCCGACGCGAACCCAGTGCCCGCATGCTTCTCCCACACCACGTCTTGGGAGAGCTTCCAGGCGGCGAACTCGTCGCGCTGCCGGAGGAACATGCGCATCGACCCGAAGCACCACATCGACCGCGTATGCCTCGCCGCCAGCGTCGGCCACCCTAACGGCCAGGTGTCCCAGTCCAAGGAGGTCTCACCGTAGGGCGGGTCCGCAACGATCAGATCCACGGTGAGGTCGGCAGGGATCAGCTCGCGCCAGTCACCGTGATGCAGGGTCACCGACTCGTCGGAATAATAGATGCTCAAGGGGCTGCTCCTGCCGCTGCGTTTAGTGGGCCGGGTGTTCGAGCCCGTCCCGCGACATTGACCGCGGGACGAGGTCCAGCAACCGGTCAGGCGGCGTTACGGAGAGCGGCGACGACTTTGGCGTCAAGGCCAGTTGTGGCGAGGATGGTGGCGTCGTCGAGGCCGGCAGAGATGAGTTGGCGGGCTGTGCCGACGTTGTCCGGCGTTGCAACCGGGGTTGTAGGGGGAGTCTCGGCGATGGGTGTCCGAGCTTCTGCAGGGTTGAGGACACCACCGTTGCCGGGGGTGTAGTCGATGCTGTAGTCCTTGCGGGCGTTCAGCCGCGGGTTTTTGTTCGGCGTCTCCCCGGAGAAGGTGACGACGAGGCGCCCACCGGCCGTGATCTCCGCACCTGCTTTCTGTTCGGCGGCGGCGAGCGCGGAGAACATGCCACCCGGTTTCGCGGCCCACAACGATTGCTGCTCCCCGGTGGCGTTGTTGGTCACGGAGATGACAACCGACATTTTCGGGTTGCCGTCGGACCAGACTGCGGGAGTCCGGGTTTCGAAGTCGGTGGACTGCACCATTTCGGGGTTCTTGTCGATGGTGAGGTCGAAGTTGGTGCCGATGGTGGCGTCTTTGAAGGACACGGAGGTGCGGTTGTCGGTGTCGAAGAGGGACATGTTTTCTCCTGGGGGTGTGTTGTGAGGGTGGTTTTTTCAGTTCCCGAACATGGATTTGCTCGGGTTGCTGGTGGGCGCCCGGTGACCGGGCGCGAGTGGTGCACTGCCGTCTGCGTTGGGGTAGCGAGGGCAGGAGTAGCAGTCAGGTGCTCGAGTGAGACCTGTGGTGAGCTTGTCGATGCCCACGGTGCGGATCGCTCGAGCGAGAGCGTTGGCGCGCTCGAGGGCGGCGAGCGCGATGGCTTCGTCGTAGGGCTCGGACCACAGCACCGCGTCCTGCAGGGTGACGGAGGTGCGGGGCAGGTAGGCGATGCGCACTATGGACACGGGCAGGTTGCGACGGGTGAAGCCACGTCCGTAGAGGTGCGCTTGGGTGCGGTAGGTGACCGAGGGACCCGACGACTTGGCGTTGCGAAGTGTGGTGGGTCCGCAGATTTTCCAGTCGGTGACTTCGGCGGTGAGGGTGTCGTAAAGATCGGCGTTGCCCGTGACGTGGGTGCCGTCCACTTCGCCGACATCAACTTTGGACTCGCGAATCCAGCGGGGTGTTTCGCCTTCCCTGCCCGCGTGCACGGCGGCCAGGTCGGCGGCTGCATCTTCCTCGCCGAACACGTTGTCGAGCCAGGCGTGGACCGCGGTGCCGATGGCGGGCAGCCAGTCCCCGCCAGTGCGGGTTTCTTCAATGCCGGCGAGCTTGTGCGCGAGGCACCAGTTGCAGGGGATGCCAAGTTCGGACGGGCCGATGTGGCGTTGCCGGGAGCGGGGGGCATCGGCGATGGCGGCGGTGATGATGCTGAGCAGCTCGCGGCCGTTGACCTGTGGGTCGGAGCCGATGCCACCGATGATGGCAGTGTGGTTGATCCCGGCTACCTCGAGCGCGGACTTAGCGGTGCCGCCGATGCGCCAGTTCAGGGGTGGATACAGCCCGGTGGCAGTCATCGCAGCGTGACGCGGGGGTCACCGACGGTGGACATGAGAGCGTCGTAGTCGGTGGGAGCGATGTGTGCCTTGGCCTTTTTTGGGTCCAGGGCCAGGGTGTACAGGTCCGGGTGTTGTTCGCGGGGATAGGCGCGTTCGGCAAGGTCGATGTTGAATCGGCGGTTGAGGGTGATGCTGATATTGAGGCCGCCGTAGCGGTGGGAGCCGGTGCCGAGAATCCCGCGTAACGCTTCTTTCAGCGCAGATTCTTGTTCGACAATCTGGGCTTTGCGTTCCTGCGCGGCGGCGAGTTGCTGCACGAGTGCTGTGATGGCCGCAATGCGGTCTGCGTCGCTGGTGTCGGGGTAACATGTCGGTTGCAGCATGATTTCCTGTTTCCTCTCGATCCGGGTTGTTGTGGTGCGTGGGCCGTCAGAGGCAACTGGCGGCCCTTTTTTCGTGCTCATGCGCCGCGCCCGAGTCGGCGCAGGCTGGTGGGGGATAGCTCCCACGGGTTCGGTGGCGGGGGGAGCACCCGGTTGGCGAAGGCGTCGAGGGTGCCCTGAATGTCGGCTTCGGTCCAGCGCCATTCGCGGACGATCTTGCGGGCCGGGATGCGCCCGGTCCGGGCTTTGGTGATGAACCACTGCGCAGCGTCCTGGTCGCCGCAGATGCGTTCGGCGACCTCGGCGGCGGAGTAGGTCAGCGGAATGCTCATGCGACGGCACGCCCTGGCTGGTGTGCTGTTTCCCGCAGGACGGGAGACACACGAGCGTCGAAGAGAGTGCCTGCGGGTACATCGAGCACCCTCTCTATGGCCTTCGCCGTCTTGGACTCGCAGCTTGCACGTTTGCCTGATCGCAGGTGGCCGATCACCGACCGGGAGCAGTGTGTGAGCGCGGCGAGGTCGCGCACCGACAAGCCGCGGTGGTCCATGTATCGGATCAGTAGCGTTCGGCTGCTGAGACGCACGTCGAACCTCTTTTCGTAGGTGAGCATCGGGGTTCCTCTCAATGTAGACGCCTATCTCCTGTCTTGCAAGACACTACTACAGGTAGACGCTTGTGTCTACATGAATCGGCTGAGATGCTGTCAATGACGTGCCGACCTGCGAATATCAACGCTGTAATATGTAGACGCGGTGTCTACACTCCTGCTGGACAGGCTGCAGGAGCGAGCGGGAAAGTTGGTGCCATGAGTGACAGGCGGGGCAGACGGGACAGGATGGATGTGATCCCGGAGCCGTGGGCGCAGGCGTTACGCGACGTCAACGCCGTGAACCGGAAACCAGGCTTACCGGACGAACCTTTCGGGAGTAGCACCAACCACGATCTCGAAACTGATCAGAGGAGTAGGCATACCGAAGCCGGCGACGATCGAGAAGGTCGCTGACGCGCTCAACAGGCGCCCCCATGAGATCGCCGCATGGGCTGGGATGAGACAAACGGTATCTGAGCCATACGTGCCGCCTGATCGAGCGGACTGGCTGACGAAGCGGCAACGCAAAGCGGTGGACGAGTTGATTCTCAGCATCGTGGAGGCTACTGCTGCCCGTGCAGCCTCGACCGACAACGTTCGTGCCTTGCGCCCCCCGAAGCAACCCGTCGACGTTGACGCGAAAGCTGCTCGCACCTCGCCGAGCTTCGCCGGGGAGCGCTCCCAGGCAGACACTGACCAGCTCGGTGAGGAATCCCAAGACCCCAGCTCGGATGAGCCGCTGTGAGAACGAGGACGCCATGACCGACCA